CCGTTCCTGTTAAAAAATTAGGATGTTCTGTTCTAAAAAGTCTGATAGAAGAAGATAAACTTATCGTGGAAGATGTTGATGTAGTTAATGAATTGATTACCTTTGTTGCAAAAAAGAATTCATTTGAAGCAGATGATGGGCATACAGATGATTTGGCAATGTGTTTGGTTTTGTTTGCGTGGATGACCAGACAAGACTACTTTAAATCCATGACAGACAGTGATGTCCGAACTCAGATATATGAAAGTCAGATTCGTGAAATTGAAGATGATTTGTTGCCATTTGGGTTTATAATGGATGAGTCTGAAGATGGAGAGTGGGACGGAGATGATAGGTGGTTTAGTACCTGAAATGTTGAAAACTTATACATAATTAGAAATAAAAATCATAAACACAGAATTAATTGTTGTGTTTTAAAGATAAAATAAATTGATTTACGCAATAAAGGAATGATATCAACATGGCTAGACCAAACATAACAGTATTAGTAGATGACCAGAGTTTTGTTGTACCTTTTACCGAATCGGGTTCTCTGACACGAGCAGGTATGATTTCTCACAACGGCTTAATTCAAGCATTGGGAAGCACAGCAGAAAATAAAACAGGAATTATGCAAATTAATTCTGTAAATGAATGGTTGGGAAGATTGAATAGTACAGAAACTCTGACCGGTTTTAACGGAACTACACTTCCATACACAAACAATGACCAAGCAGACTCCACTAAAACATCTAAAATCACTGAGTTGCCGTTTTGGCATGATACAGGAACTAATGGGTATAGTGGTGGTATATTAGCAACAGCAGGTAATGTATTTGCCGGTGGTACATATGCACGATGGCCATTAGGACCTACAGGTACATGGAAAAATGAATGGTGGGCAGCGCACAACTACCTACAATATGGTGGTGTGTTAATCGTTGGTTCTACGGGTTCAGTCGAATTCACTTCAATATCTTCAAGTTCAAACCCACTAACAGATAAGCAAGTTCCACTAGACTTGGTATTTGCAAATACTGGTGGCACAACTGAAGTTACTTATGCATCTGATATTGCATCCACAAGACAAGATTGTATTGCGATTATACCAACAACAGGAACTGTTGCCAGTCCAACATTCCCAAGTGGTTATAATGCAGACGAATTCAATGTTGCAGTTCATGGATTTAAAAAGCACTTAGATATTAGTAGAGGAATCCGAGAAGATTCAGTAGATGATTTAATCACAACACCATGTGCCGCAGATGTTGCAGGATGTTTTGCAAGAACAGATGCAATAAAAGACCCTTGGTGGTCACCTGCCGGATTCAAACGAGGTCAAATTCTTGGTGTCGTTAGAATGCATGAAAATCCATCCGATGGACAAATGGATTCAATGTATGATAGTAAGATTAACCCAATTGTTACCTTCCCCGGCGAAGGGACAGTATTGTTTGGAGATAAGACTCTCACAGTACCTAGCAGTACACTGAGCAGAATTAATGTGTCCAGACTATTCATCTTCCTCAAGAAGACAGTTGGTGCGGCCGCAAGAGATAAACTCTTTGAATTAAATGATTTTGAAACAAGATTATCTTTTGTTAATGCGGTAACTCCACTGATGCAAACAGTTAAATCAAGAAGAGGCATCTATGACTATAGAATAGTATGTGATGAAAGCAACAATACACCAGATATTATTGATTCAAATCAATTCGTTGCTGATATCTTCGTTAAACCTGCTAAGTCCATTAACTTTATTAGAGTTAGATTTACTAATAAAAATACTTCGGATGATTTGGAATAAATTCACAAATAACGCATAAATAGTTATAGAAAACATAACAAAGGAAAAGCAAACATGCCAAATATGAATGTATCAGAATTTAAAAGCAATTTTGACGGCGGAAGTCGTTCAAACAGATTCCTAATCAGTGGTGAAATTGGTGGGGGTGGGGATTCTATTAACGAAATTGTCGTTAAAGCAGGTTCTATGCCAGCAGTTACTTTAGGTATATTGAGAGTTCCCTTCAGAGGCAGAGTGGTAAAAATTCCTGGAGATAGAACATACGAAGAGTGGACATTCACAGTAATGGACGGATTTTCTGAAGGAAGTGAGTTTAGAAATGCCTTTGTTTCATGGAATGCAGAGTTCAATCAACATGAAACAAATGTTCCTGGTTCTTTTGGTTCTGGTGCAGGTATTGATTTAAACAGTTCAGCGTTATTTAAAACATGGACTGTAACTCAACTTGGATTGGATGGAAGTCAACAAAGAACAGTTTCAATGAATAAATGTTGGCCTGTAGTAGTTAGTGAACTTGCACTTTCCTATGATAATGCGGATACTATCTCTGAATACACTGTGACCATGGCATATGATTGGCTAAGTGGTGACGGTATTGATGGGTGATATTAAATATTGGATATTCTTATGGACAGGAATTCAAATGTAATAGTCAAACTAGTGAAATAAGGAATATATTATGCCCATAGACATTTTTGGATTTTCAATAGGTAAGAAAAAACCTACTGACCCAATTGGACAATCAATAGAAAAAACAAACCAACCATCCTTCGTGGCGCCAGATAGTTACGATGGCACATATTCAATAGAATCGGGTGGAGTCTTCGGAACGATGATGGACTTCACGGGTTCTGTTCGTGATGAGAATCAATTAATTGGACAATTTAGAAATATGGCTTTATATCCAGAAGTGGACCAAGCCATTGAAGATATTGTAAATGAATCTATAATTATGGATTCAGATAAGAAACCAATCAAATTAGACTTGGAAATGGTAGACTTGTCTGAAAATATTAAAAATAAAATTTATACAGAATATGATAACATATTGAAAATTTTAAAATTTCATAATCATGCATATGATATTTTCCGAAGATGGTATGTGGACAGTAAATTATATTTTCATATTATTATCGATACCGAAAATCCATCAAAGGGAATTAAAGAATTAAGAGCAATCGACCCGACAAAGATTAAAAAGGTTCAAAAGGTTCAAAAAGAGCAAGCACATATTGGAACGAATAAAGTTCCATTTGTAAAGAAGGTTGAAGAGTTTTATGTCTATACAGACACATCAAAAAATTCTTTAAGTCCAACCCCATCATCTGGCATCAAAATATCTCCAGATTCTATCTGTTATACCCATTCGGGTGTTGTAGATTCAAACAGCAAAAGAGTTGTGGGATACTTACAAAAAGTAATTAGACCATTAAACATGCTTCGTCAGATAGAAGATGCGGTTGTTATTTACAGAATATCCCGCGCACCAGAACGAAGGGTATTTTATGTTGATGTTGGCAACTTACCAAAACAAAAAGCAGAGCAATACCTCAAAGGTTTGATGAATCGATACAGAAATAAAGTCACATACGATGCCACAAATGGTCAAGTGACTGACGGTAGGGACCACTTACATATGCTAGAGGACTTCTGGCTACCAAGACGAGAAGGTGGTAGAGGAACAGAAATTACTACTCTTGATGGTGGACAAAATCTTGGTGAAATGGAAGATGTGGAATATCTACTCAAGAAAGTTTATCGTTCTTTGAATGTTCCAGTTAGTAGAATGGAAGCAGAAAATGGATTTAATATGGGCCGTTCTGCTGAAATTACTAGAGATGAAGTTAAATTTCAAAAGTTTATCGATAAAATTAGAATGCGTTTCTGTTCTATGTTCCTTCAGTTATTAAGAACACAAGTAATCTTAAAGGGTATAATGTCCGAAGACGATTGGAAGATGATTGAAATTGATATTAATTTTGATTATAATAGAGATTCATATTTTTCAGAATTAAAAGAGTCTGAAATAATGAGAGATAGATTAGAATTACTTAGTCAAGCAGATGAATACATAGGAAAGTATTATTCTGTTGATTGGGTTAGAAGGAATATCTTACAACAAACAGAAGAAGAAATAGCATCTATGGATATTCAAATACAAAAAGAATTAGAATCACAACCACAAGAAGAAGAAGGATACGAAAATGAGCAATATTGATAATATGTTAGCATCAATCATTAATAAAGATAAAGAATCATTTTCTTCTGCATTTTCAGATGAAATGAAAGAAAGATTGACTACTGGTCTTATGGATAAAAACTTAAATGTGGCCAGAGATTTGCTATCTGATAGTGAAGAAATTGACAGCGAATCGGTTGAACAAGAAACTGAACCTCTTGAAGAAATTAGAGGTGCAAAATTCTTTCCATCTGGTTATACCTTTAAAACAACAAAAGATGCCAAAGATTTTGTGGTTGCGTTAAAGCATATGGGATTAAAGAAAAATAATATATCTGAAAAAGGAAAAACTGTATCTGTTGATTTGGGACGAGGAAGTCATCGAGATACACTAGTAATGATAAAGAATCTAGCAAAAGATATGAAAGCATCTATAAATGAAAGTAATGTTATTGATGCAATTAGAGAAGCATATTCATCGGAAGGTGGTGTATGGTATACTCTCAAAGATTCGGAAAATATACATATATTGCCAGAAGATGCGGGTAGCATCGTTCAAGTTCATGATATGTTGAACGGCGATAATCAAACAGTTTTGAGAGATATGCTCTCAGAAACAAAAGAAAATTTCGATAAAGTTCTAAACTTTTGTCAAGAAAAATGTAGTAAGGAACAATAAATGCTTGCCGAAAAAATAATTGAAAATATCTTGAACGGAGAAATGTCTGAAGCAGTAAATCAGACAGAATATATTTTATATGAAAAGATGCATAAAAGACTTTCAGAGGTGAAAGAATATATTGCTGTTAATCTTTATACTGAAGAAAAGGAAAAGAAAAAGAAGCCAGATAAAGAAAGTGGAGCATATAAGAAGTTCTATCGACTTGCTTTAAAGAAATTTGGAGTAGATGATGCATCCAAACTCAGTGATGAAGATAAACCAAAATTCTACAACTACCTCGACAACAACTGGGAGTCTGATGCTGAAGAAGCAACGGGTAAGGATGACCCTACCGCAGAAGATGAAAGAGAAGTTGCCGCAGAAAAAGAAGCAAATAAAAAGAAAATGGTTCGTGACAACGAAGAAGAAGAAGTTGATGAAAATATAATGCTTGCACCTAAAGGTAAAGGCAGAAAAGCAGTTAAGGCTCTTTATTCAAAGCAGAACTATTAATTAGATAAAATAAGGACTAATATGAAACTAATAACTGAAATGACAGAGAATATTGAATTTCTTGTTGAAACAAACGAAGATACAGGAAAAAAGAATCACTACATTCAAGGTGTCTTTATGCAAGCAGAGCAAAAGAATAAGAATGGTAGGGTTTATCCTCTCGGAATCATGGAAAATGAAGTTAAAAGATATGGTAAAGAATATGTTTCAAAGAAAAGAGCATTAGGTGAACTAAATCACCCACAAGGTCCTACTGTAAATCTAGACCGTGTTTCTCATATGATTACAGATTTGAAAATGGTAGGTAATGATGTTCACGGAAAAGCAAAATTAATGGACACCCCTATGGGTAAGATTGCACAAAATCTTGTATCAGAAGGTGCAAGTCTTGGTGTATCTTCAAGAGGTATGGGCTCACTAAAACAAAATGAACAAGGAATTAATGAAGTTCAAAAAGACTTCATGCTTTCAGCAGTAGATATTGTCGCAGACCCATCCGCACCTGGCGCATTTGTAAATGGCATTATGGAAGGTAAAGAATGGATTTGGGATAATGGTGTTATCCGAGAAAAACAAATTAATCAATACAAAGAGGTAATAGAAAAAAGTTCTGCAAGAGAATTACAAGAAAATGCAATTAGAGCATTTAGCCATTTCTTGTCAAAACTTTGATTTTTTATATATAATCTTAAAAGGCAAATAATTAATGGAAGAAAATATTCAAGAAAATCAAGATACTTTTGACAACACTTCATTGGTGAAATCAGCCGCTTTATTGGAAGCAAAAAAGAAAACTGGTGAGGCTAAATCATTCCTTCGCAGACTTGCAGATGCTGGGAAGAAAGAAGTAAAAGACCGAATCGGTACACCTGAACAGATGGTATCTAGGGCCGCATCGGGTGTAATTGGAAAGGTGAAGTCTAGCCTTAAAGGTAAAGGACCAAGAGCAAAATCAAAAAGATAATTAATATCAAGGAGATACATCTATTATGAGCAATGAAGAAATTAACTACAACGACTTAATCCAAGAGGCTGGGCCAGAAACCCCAACTCTAGATACGAAGTCGGAAGAAGACCCAAATCTTTATCAAACGGCAGATGGAAAACATGCCAAGATTGATACAGATAAGGGAACTGAAGGTAAAGATAAGAAGAATAAGGCTTCTATCGCTGCTAAACCATCTTCTGCTTCTGGTAAAATTGAAGTTCCACAACCAATGGGAACTCCAGAAGAAAGAATGGAACAAACTCTATCAGCACTTTTTGATGGTGAAGATTTAACAGAAGACTTTATGGTCAAAACTGCTACAATCTTTGAAGCCGCAATTAATGAAAGAGTTGGTGAGATTGAATCATTTATTCTTGAACAATACGAAGAACAACTTGCAACACATATCGAAGAAGTATCAACAGAACTTGCAGAAAAGTTGGATGACTATCTTGGTTATGTTGTAGAAAATTGGATGGAACAAAACGAACTAGCAGTAGAATCTGGTATTCGTTCAGATATCGCAGAAAACTTCATTGGTGGTCTTAAAGCACTCTTTGATGCAAACTTTATAGATGTTCCAGAAGAAAAATATGATATTGTTGAAGGTATTGCTGAAGAAAATGAACAATTAAAAGCATCATTGAACGAAGCAATCGAAGCAAATATTGAACTACACCAATCATTAACTGGTCATAGATGTCAAGAAATCTTCTTTGAAGAATCTCATGGACTAGTTGATACAGATGTAGAACGATTAGCATCATTATCAGAAAGTATTGAATTTGAAGACGAAGACCAATATCGACAAAAAATTCAAATCCTTAAAGAAAGTTATTTTGGAAGTGATTCATCTGACTCCCCAGTACTTACTGAAGAAGGAAGTTCAGATGCCACAGCACAACAAGATAACCCATCAATGAACCATTACATGAGTGCCATTAGTCGGCATTCAGACTCAAATAAAATGACTTAAAATACTTAACCCCTAATAGGAGAAATAATAGAAATGGATACAAATACAACCCCATATGACCAATTACAGGAAAAATGGAATCCTGTGTTGAATCATCCGGACCTTCCAGAAATCGAAGATTCGTATAGAAAGAAAGTAACGGCTGCACTCTTGGAAAACCAAGAAACTGCACTTCGTGAGCAACACCTCACAGAATCATCCCCAACATCCTCAATGGGTGGTGGATTTAGTGTTAGTGCGGCTTCTTCAAAAACAGGCAACCTTGCTGGTTATGACCCAGTTCTAATCAGTCTTGTTCGCCGTTCAATGCCAAACCTAATTGCTTATGACCTAGTAGGTGTGCAACCAATGTCTGCACCAACTGGACTCATCTTTGCAATGCGTTCACGATATGATACTCAAACTGGTGCTGAAGCACTTTATCAAGAAGCATTTGCTAAATTCGCTGGTGAAGGTAACACTTCAACTGGTGCCGCATTTAGTTCAACTGGTGGTATCGACCCAACAAGTTCACCTTCCCTCACAGGTTTCCGTGCATTACTCACGAATACTGCTGAAGGTATGGGTTCTTCTGACGGTACTGCATTCCGTGATATGGCATTCAGTATTGAACGAGTAGCAGTCGAAGCAAAGACTCGTGCATTGAAAGCAGAATATTCCACAGAACTAGCACAAGACTTGAAAGCAGTTCACGGTCTTGATGCAGAAACTGAACTTGCTAACATCCTCTCAAGTGAAATCCTTGCGGAAATTAACCGAGAAGTTGTACGCAGTATTTATGTTACAGCAAAGAATGGCGCTCAACACGCAGATTTGAACGCCGCAGGTACTTATAACCTTAATGTTGACTCAGATGGTCGATGGAGTGCAGAACGATTCCGTGGCTTGATGTTCCAATTAGAACGAGAATCAAACATTATTGCAAAGCAAACACGAAGAGGCAAAGGTAACTTTGTTCTTTGTTCATCCGATGTTGCATCCGCACTCGCAATGGGTGGTTGGTTACAACTCTCACCTGCCCTCAACAACTCACTAGATGTTGATGACACAGGTAATACTTTCGTTGGTACACTCAACGGCAAGATGAAAGTGTATATTGACCCATACAGTGCTACAACAAATGATGCCCGTTCAAGTGATATCAACTTCGCTTGTGTTGGATATCGTGGTACTAATCCATACGATGCTGGACTGTTCTACTGTCCGTATGTTCCGCTACAAATGGTTCGTGCGGTTGGTGAAAATACATTCCAGCCAAAAATCGGGTTTAAAACTCGTTACGGTATGGTTGCTAACCCATTCGCTCACGATGATGGTACTGATGTAATGAGTGGTGGAAACTTAGTTTCAGGTAAGAATGTTTACTATAGACTATTCACTATCACAAACCTACATGGTAATACCGCATAATTAGTGTGAGATAACATTATATAAATTAGGGTGTCCTTCGGGACACCCTTTTTTATTATACATACTATATGGAGAAATACTACAATGGCATATGAAGGTGGATATACTGGGGAAAAGACAGGATATACTGGACCTGGAATTCCTGATATTACTAGGGTTACTAATCCAAGGCAACCAGATACCAACAATTATCTCTCTAGTAACTATTTCAAATTGGAAATTACCAGACTTCCATTGGTTACATATCATTGTCAGTCGGCAAATTTACCCTCTCTATCACTAACTCCAACAGAACAAACAAATCCAACAGGAACTCCTATTAAATGGGTAGGTGGAAGGTATATTTGGGAAGATTTTACTGTTAGTTTTGTTGTAGACGAAGATATGAAGAACTGGATTGAAGTCTTTGAATGGATGGAAGATATTGCCATAATGACGGATAACAAAAGAACAATGAATTATGAGTTAAATAGTAGTGGCTATGAGTTCCATCGAACTGGGCGAAGTAGTCCAGGCCAGTTAGGAGATTACTTTTCAAATGCTTCATTGATTATAACTAATAGTAGTTACAAGCCCAAACTGACAGTACATATAACAGATATGTTTCCCACCGCATTAAGTGGCATCCAATTTAACTCTACAAATTCAGATAACGAACCAATTATAGCAACTGCCACATTTGCATATACCTACTACACAATCAACAGATTGACAAATGATGCATAATTTTTCTTGATTTGAGTGTATATTCGTTGTATAATATAACGGTTATAGGAGTAAATTATGAATCTTGAAGATATTAGACAAATGGTGAGTAATGATGTAAAAATGGACAAAACTGAACTTGATTTGGAATCCATGAAAACGCCACAACTACACAATAAATATTTGATAGTATTTTCAGACGAGAAACTCATATTAGGAAAACTAAAATCCGATTTTAATGTTCTTAGAAAAAATAAATGGCTTTATTATACAGGAAAATTAAGCCAAGAAGAACTAAAGGATTTTGGATGGGATACATTTGACCTAAATATATTAAAGTCAGACATAGATAAATTTCTAGATTCTGATGCTGATATAATAACTCTGGCCAATAGGATTCTTTTACAACAGGAGAAAGTAAATTATCTGGAAAATGTAATTAAAATAATCAATAACAGACAATGGAATATCAGGTCTGCCATTGATTGGATGAAGTTTACAAATGGTTCATGAGTGATTTAGAGATACATCAAGACGATACAGTAAATATAAAAATTCACTGCGATAGAAGTGTTGCCAAAGAATTAAGCCAGTTTTTTACTTTTACTGTACCGAACTATAAATATACTCCAGCATATAAAAACAAAATATGGGACGGACAAATTCGTTTATTCAATGTCCATACCCATCTTCTATATGCAGGTCTAAAAGACTATGTTAAATCCTTCGCAGAAGAAAGGGACTACACCTACGAGGACAAAACATACAATAGTGCCAAGAAAATTACAAATAATGATGTTGCCAAATATATTGATGAAAAAATAAAACCATCATTAAACGGAAAATCTATAAACCCATACAAACATCAAGTGAAAGCAATACGACACGCAATTCAAAATGATAGATGTCTTTTGTTATCTCCAACTGGAAGTGGCAAATCTTTAATAATATATTCTCTTATTCGTCATTATGAGAGTGTGTTGCCAGAAGATAAACAAATCCTAGTAATTGTTCCGACCACTGGACTCGTGGCACAAATGTATAACGATTTTAAAGATTATTCTTCTGGTGTTGAATGGAATGTAGATGATAAATGTCATTCAATATATGCAGGTCAGGATAAAGTCACCAATAAAAAGATAATCATATCAACATGGCAAAGTATATACAAAATGCCAGAGAAATACTTTAAAAAGTTTGGTGCTGTTTTTGGAGATGAATGTCATTTGTTTAAAGCAAAATCACTTACTACCTTAATGACAAAATTGGTGGATTGTCCTTATAGGATAGGAACAACAGGTACTTTGGACGGTAGTTTCACACACAAACTAGTAATTGAAGGTTTGTTTGGTAGAGTTTTCTCTGTGACTAGTACAAAAAAGTTAATGGATGAAGACCTTCTTTCAGATTTGGAAATAGATTGTATAAATCTTCGTTATACACCAGAAGAAATACAGGAAGTCAAAAGAGTATCATACCAAGAAGAATTAAAATGGATTGTGGGTAATGACAAGAGAAATGGTTTTTTATGCAATTTATGTTGCACATTAAAAGGCAATACATTGATGTTATTCAATTTTGTTGAAAATCATGGCAAACCACTATATGAAAAAATAAAAAAGGAATGTTCTCATAATAGAAAGATATTTTTCATATATGGTGGAACAGATACAGAACAAAGAGAAGAAATAAGACAGATTATAGACAAAGAAAAGAATGCAATATTAATTGCATCATATGGCACATGCAGTACAGGAATTAACATTAAAAACATTCATAACATTGTATTTGCTTCTCCGTCAAAATCTGTCATTCGTGTTCTTCAATCTATAGGCAGAGGACTTAGAAAATCAAAAATGAAGGATAAAGTTAAATTATACGATATTAGTGATGACTTATGCTTCAAAAAATATAAAAATCACACTATGAAACATCTAGACGAACGAATAAGGATATATAGTAATGAGAACTTTAAATGTAAGACGGTTAAAATCCAATTATGAGGACAAAAAATGATGAATAACTCATATAGAATATTAAAATTGAAAAGTGGTGAAGAATTGATTGCTAAAATTACTTCTTCTAAAAAGGATAAATTAACCATCGAAAAGCCAATGATATTTAAATCTACCACAATAACTGACCCATACGGCAGAGCAAGAGAAATTACAGTACTTAAAAATTGGTTAATTTATGCCGACCACGAAAAAACATCCATACCAAAAGATTTTGTTGCAACATTTTTGAAACCAGACTTGGATGTTCTAGAGTTATATCAACTTGAAAAGAAAAAAGATGAACAACTCAAAAAACAAAAAAATAGAATTATTAAAAAACCAAATAACGACACTAAAGATAGAAACATTGATGCTGCCAATGAATTTGACACCATTTCTGACATTTTAAACAAATATAAGAATAAAGATGAAATCGTTGATAGAATAATGGAAAATATCGAGAATATGAGTGACGAAGAATTCAAAGAAATGCAAGAATCTCAAGAATCTCAAGAAGATATAGATTTTAAAAATTTTATAACGATGAATGTAGTTTTACCGCCAGAAGCACTATTAAGTTTAGTTGATGCAGGTTTATTAGATGAAGAAGAAATTTTAAAAATGATTGATGCTTTAAAGAATCAGGCTGAAATGGATAAAAAATTAAATGATTTGAATGATTATTATACTAGAGATAAAAATCATGAAGATTATGGAAAAGATTGGAGAGATTGGAGTCCATTCCCAGATGATTATTTGCACGATGAGGACCTAGATTAATAAAGGCCTAAAGCCTCCTTATTTCCTATGGCACAGAAGAGTGTAACATGGGAAGAGAATAATGTCAAGAAAAAAATAATATTTATTTTGATTTTTGAAAAAAACAAGTTATAATGTAATCATGTCAAAGAAGAAAAAGAATACAAATCATTATATTGATAATAAAGAATTTTTCCAAGCAATGGTGGAGTGGAAGAAGTTGGTGGTGGAAGCAGAAAATTCAGGAGATAGCAGACCGCCAATAACAGAATATATTGGAGAATGCTTCTATAAAATAGCAGAGCATCTTTCCTATAAACCAAATTTCATCAATTATGAATATAAAGAAGAAATGGTCGGAGATGGTATAGAAAATTGTTTAATGTATGCTCATAATTTTGACCCAGAGAAATCTAAAAATCCATTTTCATATTTTACACAGATAATATACTATGCATTTCTTAGAAGGATTGAGAAAGAAAAGAAGCAATCGTATGTGAAATATAGAGCAATGGAATTGATAGATGATGGTTCTTTGGGTGGATGGTTTAAGGAAAATTATTTTGAAAAGGATAGCATGAAAAAGGCCATGTCTTCTCATTTCAATTTAACTGAAAACGACATTCAAAAGTTTACGCCAAAGAAGAGAAAAAAGAAGAAAACAGAGAAGAAGAAAAAGAAGAAAACAAATAATTTGGACTCAATATTACAGGATGAAGTAAGTGAAGATAGCACTGATAAATGACACGCACTGGTCTGCCAGAGGTGACTCACAATTATTTTTTGATTACTTTATGAAGTTCTTTGACGATGTGTTTTTCCCATATGTCAAAGAGAACAACATAAAAACAATCATACATGCAGGGGACTTGATGGACAGACGAAAGTTTGTTAATTTCAATATCCTCAATCAAATTCGTACAAAGTTTTTCGATGTTCTGAAAGAAGAAGGTATCGAAATGCATTGTATTCTTGGCAATCATGATGTATATTATCGCAATACCAATAAAGTAAATTCTATTCGTGAATTATTTGCAGATGATTTATTTTTATATGAAGAACCAGAAGTTGTTGAATTTGACGGATTAAATATTGCATTGTTGCCGTGGGTATGTAAAGAAAATTACGACCAATCAATCGACTTTATCAATGGTGCAAATGCACCAATTCTTGTAGGACATCTTGAACTTCAAGGATATGATGTTATGCGTGGTGTTAAGTATGATGGTGGTATGAACCCTAAACTGTTTGACCGTTATGAGCAGGTATTTACTGGGCATTTCCATTGTCGTCAAGAACATGGTAACATTTATTATATGGGTACGCAGTATCAAATTACTTTTGCCGATTTGCACGAACAAAAAGGTTTTCATGTATTTGATACGGACACAAGAGAGATTGAGTTTATTCCCAATCCCCATAAGATGTTTCATGCGGTTAGATATAATGATGAAAACGGCCCAGTAGACAGCAATCAATTCGATTGTGAATATTTGAATGGTGCATATGTGAAATTATATGTCGAAGAAAAGAATCACCCATATTCCTTTGAACGGTTTATGGATAAACTCTATGATTGTGGTGTTGCTAAAATTACAGTAGTAGAGGAATTTGATAGTTCAGAATGGACACAAGAAGAAATTGTAGATTTGGCACAAGACACAGTTACTTTAATTAACAATGAGGTTGATTCTCTTGAAGAAGTGAAAGACAAAGATAAGATGAAACGATTAATTAAAGATTTGTATATGGAATCCCTTACTTTATGATAATTTTTAAAACACTATCTTATAAGAATTTCCTTTCGACAGGAAATTATAAGACAACAATAGATTTAATAAAGAATAATAATACACTTGTCAGTGGCGATAATGGTGCAGGGAAATCCACCATGTTAGATGCAATTACCTTTGCATTATTTGGCAAATCATTTAGAGGAATTAATTTGCCACTTCTTGTCAATTCAATCAATGAAAGAGATTGTGAAGTTGAAATTGAATTTTCTTTGGGTAGAGATGAATATAAAATTATTCGTGGCATTAAACCAAAGAAGTTTGAGATAATCAAGAATGGTGAGATGTTAGACCAAGATGCAAAGTCAAAGGATTATCAGAAGATTCTTGAAGAACAAATACTCAAAATGACATACAAATCATTCTGCCAAGTCGTCATACTTGGGTCATCAA